GACAAGATATCTTATGGTGAAAAATGTATCATCCGTTGCCGATTGGCTCATTTGGGATACGGCACGCAATACTTATAACACCATCGGAGACTGCTTGTACGCAGATTTGGGTAATGTTGAGACTTACGATTCTCGTTATCACATGGACATGCTAGCGAATGGGTTCAAAGTACGCGGTGTGATTTCCCAAACAAACACCAGTGGCCACCGATACATCTACCTTGCCATCGGTGATGCCTACCCATATGTAAACGCATTTTAACAGGAGAGAATAAAATTTATGTGGAAATTACCTAATAATAATATAATCAAATATCCTAAACCTATTATTATAAATAATATAAGATATCCCGAATCTATATTCACCAAATGGTCAGCTGACCAACTAATATCTAAGGGTATTTGGCCATTTAGAGAGGAAGGTTTCGATAGAAATACTCTCAAATCTATAGGATATACTGATGAAGTAAGAGATAAAGAAATTGTAAGAATTCATACCACAGAACCAATTGATCCTGCTGTTATAACTGCCCGTGAAGAAAGAAAAGAATTAGAAGATATCAAAAATAGTATCATTGATAATCAAAGAGAACTATTAAAACTATTAACAATTATGTATCAAGTTGGACAAACGAATAACTTATGGGCAAGAGCTGATTTTGAATCAATTGATGGTACAATCATAAATAGAGTTCAAACTATGAGAGCAAACTTAACACGATTAGAAGAATTAGAATCAATCTATAACGAGGATATTGTATAATGACCAGAGCAAGAGATACAGCAAATCTTGGACATATTGATGCAGTAGAAAAATCTGGCGATACAATGTCGGGATTTTTGACTTTATCTGCTGATCCATCAAGTGCCTTGCATGCAGTAACTAAGCAGTATGTTGATGAATTAGAAACTCTACCCTCCGGTGGAACAACAGGTCAAGTTCTTTCCAAATCATCTTCTGCTGAAGGTGATGCAGATTGGGTTGATATTTCTACTTTACTTGGTGGTTCTGATTTTCAAAGTGATACAACTCACTTATATTCACCAAGATTGTATATTGGTCCATCTGCAACAGGTTATTTTGAAGCAGGTGAAACAGCTCCATCAGGAACCGATCCACTTGGTTACAACGGTTATCTATATGCAACAAGAGTATATAATGCAGTATATAACGATATCGCTGACTTCCAAGACTTAGATGATGAACTCGTATATGGTAAGTGTTATTTCCGATCAGAATATGGTATGAAGATTTGTTGTGAAAGACTACAAAAGGGTGTAGTCGGTATTGCTTCTGATACATATGGTTATGGACTTGGTGTAAGAGAAGATTGTGTACCTCTTGCTATCGGTGGATGGGTAATGGCATATGTAGATGGTGAGGTTGAATCTGGCGACGCTCTTACAGTAAACGAAAATGGTAACTTGACGAAAATGGAAATGTGGGAAAAGGTCTTTTGGCCAGAGCGTATTGTTGCTATCTATCAATACAAAGAAGAAAAAGAAAAATGGAATGATATTTTGGTAAACGGTAGACATTGGGTGAAGATAAAATAAATAATATGTAAATGTATTAGGAGATTACTATGGCAGGAAACTTTTTGAAAAAATGGGTAAGAGATGCTGTTTCAGAAGAAATAGAGGCATTTGTAAAAGTTGGTGAACAAGTTCCAACACCAGAAGATATTCAATCCACTACAGGTGAAGGTTGGGAAAGTCTTATGGAGCTTCCCGGTGTTGGAAACATCGGCTTGGGTTCCTTCAACTTATTCTATAATAAATTCATCAATCAACAATGGAAAAGTGAAAGAGATAAGATAAAGGGTTATAGAGAAATGGCTCTTATGACTGAAGTTGCAGATGTTATTGAAGATGCAACTAACGAATCTACTCAAGAGAATATGGATGGTAAATTGTTGAATCTTCAAATAAACGATCCCATTTTATCAAAGAATGAAAATATCGTGAAGAATATTGAAAGAGAATTCAATTATCTCTTTGTAGAACTACTTGATGATTTTCAAGATTTTCTTTGGGATGCATTTCGTACTTATATGACCGATGGAAGATTCTACTATGAAAGAATTATTGATACTCGTAAACCCGAAAGAGGTATCATTGGTTTGAAAAAACTTCCTTCAGAAACGATGGATTATTTTTATGAGCCACGATCAGGTGAGGTTCTTGCCTTTATGCAGTATCTTACAGATCAACCAACAGCAATAAACAATCTGGAAGAAGCAAGAGCAAAAGACGGAAAAGAACTTGTTCTTTTCAATACCAATCAGATTGGTTTCGTAAATTATGGTGTTTATGGAATAAACAAACACGACATATATGGTTATCTTGAAAAAGCAAGAGTACCATACAATCAATTGAAACTACTTGAAACATCAGTAGTTATCTATCGACTTATCAGAGCACCTGAGAGGTTAGTATTCCGTATTGATACAGGCAACATGCCAAAGGATAAAGCTCTCAAGTATGTGGAGAAAGTAAAACAAAAACTATCAAAAAAGCAAACATACAATCCAGAAACAGGTGCTCTGACCAATGAACCGGAAGTATTCTCTATGCTGGAAAATTATTACCTACCACAATCCGCTGATGGTAGAGGTTCGCAAATTGATTCAGTAGGTGGTAACGCTGCTGGATTTGCTGAACTTGACGACATTTATTACTTCGCTCGTAAAATGTATCGAGCATTAAAGTATCCAGCTTCAAGAGTAAATGCTGAAGAACAAAAATCTCAAGGTGATATTCTATTCGGTGGTGGTTCCACTGGTGAGATTTCCCGTGATGAAATCAAATGGAGTAAGTTCTTAGAAAGACAACAGAAAAAATTCTGTAGAGAATTTGAGAATCTATTCTTACTGCACCTTGAGTTCAAAGGTTTGAAAAAACAATATGATTTGGATCATAAAAAAATCAAAATTTTTATGAATCCACCTTCAAACTATAAAGAACAAATGGAACAGAATTTCCTTGAAACTCGTTTCAATAATTATTCAACACTTGCTGATAGAGCAGAAATGAGTAAGTATTATTTGATGAAGAAATATCTCAATTGGTCAGATGATGAAATTGATGCAAATGTTGCTGGTCAAAAGAAAGATAAAGAACTTGGATTCACCGAAGACGAGGAAGGTGGAATGGGTGGATATTCTGATAAAAGATTGAAAAGAAATATAATCTATCTGTAAAAATATAAATATAAATATAAAATGTAAGGAGACTATTATGGACACAGAAGTAATCAAAAAAGCAATGGATCATTTTGAAAACGACCAATTTATGGATGCAAAAGAACTTCTACAGAAAGAAATTCACACTCGTAGAAATGAGTTCCTCAAAGATAAATTGGGTCTGAAAAATGATATTGAACCAGTTCAAACAACTGACGAGGAGTAAACAATGAAGCTTATAACCGAAACATCATATGACTTAGAATTGATTGAAAGTAAGTCTGATAAAGATATGCACATTGTTGGTATTTATTCATCTGCTGAAGTTGAAAATAACAACAAAAGAAAATATAAAAGAGACATACTTGAAAGAGAAATTGGAAAAGTCAATGGAAAGATTGAAAAGGGATCACTATGGGGTGAGTTAGGACATCCACCCAATCCAGAGATCAATATGGATAGAATTTCTATTCTTACCAAAAAATTAGAATGGAAGGGTGATCATGTTTATGGAAAATCAAAAGTCCTTGATACACCTATGGGCAGTATCGCTAAAACTCTTGTAAAGGAAGGTAACATTGGTATTTCTTCGCGTGGACTTGGAACTGTTTCTGAAAATGGATATGTAAATGAAGATTTCAATCTTATTACTTGGGACTTGGTAACAGACCCTTCAAATAATCCATCATGGGTAAATGGTATTTATGAAGGTAAAGAATTTGGAACAAATGAGATTCCAGAAGAAAAAATTGATATTCTTCAGAAACTTACAGAGTATGAAGAAAAAATGATTTCAAGAATTGCATCTATTATGAAAGAAAATAGTTGTGGACCACATCTTGCTTATCAACAGTATTTAAGAGAAAAAGACACTCTAATAAATGAGTATTTGAGGTAATAAAATGAATTTAATTACAAAGATTGATAAAATTATAGGTGAATCTTCTTGCAATGAATCAATGGAAACATGGATGAATTGGTGGGGTAGAACTACACAGATTTATTTGAGTCCACAAAATGAAGTAAGATGGTCACCATCTGTTGAATTTCCACCTGGCTCTGTTATGACTGAGGAGGAAGTTGATGAAGCAAGGCGAAGGGGATATGTTATTATTCCTTGGAGTTGAGTCAATTCTGAGTAATCGAAAACATAAGTAATACAATAGATTTCAATCAGTTCGTAGATTGAAAAATAATAAAATAAATAATTACAAATATCATAGGAGGAACAAACCCAAATGGATAAACTTTTAAAGTTGCTTGGAATTGATTCACTAAATGAAGAAACCCAAGCTGAAGTTAAAACAAAACTTCAAGATTATATTGATGTAAAGGCCAAAGAACTTTCTGAGGAAAAGGTTTCTGAAGAAAAAGAAGTTCTGGTTGAAAAGTATGAGGAAAAATTTGAAGAATACAAGAAAGATGTAACTGCAAAATTTTCCAACTTCGTAGATAACATTCTTGAAGAAGAACTTACAATTCCTGAAAAGGTATTGGAGTTCGCAAAGAAAGGTGAACTTTATGATGATCTTATTGAACAGTTCAAAGTTCGTCTTGGTGTAGATGAAGGTTTGGTAGACGAGGAAGTTAAGGGTCTTCTAAAAGAAGCAAAAGAAGAAATCTTGAAACTTCGTGGCGAAATTGATTCAATCACTGAAAAACATCTTGAAGTAACTTCCGATGCTCAAGAAATGGCTGCTCAACTTTATCTATATGAGAAGTGTGAAGGTCTGACTGAGAAACAAAAACGCCATGTTATGGCAATTCTTGAAGGTGTAGAAGACAAGGCTGAAATTGATCGTAAATTCGCAATCATCGTTGAACAAGCTGATGAAGAAAAAGAAGACGATGATGATGAAGAAAAAGAAGAAATGTCTGAAGAAGATGAAAAAGAAGACGAAGACGATGATGAAAAAGAAGACGAAGACGATGATGAAAAAGAAATGTCTGAAGCTGACAAGAAAAAAGGAAAGGGACTTAACGAAGTAACAAAGAAAAAGGGTGACAAACTTGATGAAGAAGATGACAGTCCTTTCAAACAGTTCAAAAATCAGTATCTCAATACATTGAGATCAAATAGGGTAACATAAATAAAATAAATAAAAAATCAAATGTGTTTGAATCAAAGCGGTGACAATTTCAAGGAGAAGAAATAAAAATGGAAATTCAAGAACTATTAAAGAAATGGGAAGAAGTTCTTAATGAAGGTAATGAAATCCGTAATTACAATGTAAAACGCTCTACAGCTATTATGTTGGAAAACGAACATAACTTTCTGATGGAAGCTACAGCTTTTGGTGCTGACTCTCTTGGAACTCAGGCTGGTTATGCAACCTCCGGTATGTTTCATAAGATCGCTGTACCGATGGTTCGTAGAACATTTCCCGAATTGGTTGCTCACGATTTAGTTGGTGTTCAGCCGATGACCGGTCCTGTTGGTCTAGCATTCGCTATTCGTTTTAGAGCGGGTCAAGATTATGACAGTTCAGCAAATGTAGAACTTGGTTACAATACCATTGATTCAGCTTATTCTGGATCATACACCACATCTGCTGGTGAAGTTCTTGGTTCAGATGCCTCAGTAGCTAACCGTGGTCTTGGTATCGGAACTAACGCAGAAATCAAAGAAGTAAACATGACAGTAGAAAAGGCACAGATCGAAGCAACAACCAGAAAGCTTAGAAGCCGCTGGTCACTTGAAGTGGCTCAAGACTTGAAGGCTATGCACGGATTGAACCTTGAAGAAGAAATGATGGACATTCTAGCATATGAAATCACCGCAGAAATCGACCGTGAATTGATCGAAAAGATTGATGCAGTCTGTGTTGCTGGTGGTGCTCTATATGATAGAACTTGGGATTACGCAGCAGCTTCCGGTGATACAATCGGTGGTCGTTGGGAAATGGAACGCTACAGAGAACTATATCACTATATTCTTCGTAGAGCTCAAGACATTGCTATCAATACTCGTCGTGGTTCTGGTAACTGGGTTGTTGGTAATCCTTACTCAGTTGCTATTTTTGAGTCAATGGCAGCATTTACTATCGCTCCAGTTGGCGGTAATGTAAATACCTCTCAAGTAGGTATTTCCAGAATCGGTTCACTTGACGGTAGACTAAGTGTATATCGTGATACTTTCCAATCAAGTAATCAATTTATCGTTGGTTACAAGGGACCATCCGAATACGACACTGGTGTAATTTATCTTCCTTATGTACAGCTTCTAGCAAGCCGTGCAGTGTTTGAAGATTCATTCCATCCGACTGTTGGTTTGATGTCTCGTTACGGAATCCACGATCATCTATATGGATCAAAGAACTACTATCAAAAGGTAACCCTTACTAACCTACCAGCGTAAGCTGATAGAATATAAGGTCTTTATAAGGAGGGTAGAAATACCCTCCTTTTTTTATGCGTTTACATCCTACTGTTTTTATAGTATAATGTATAAATACTGGTATAGGAGAGAGATAAATAAATGCCATTGTTAGATAGAGAGGGTCTTACGGAAGAATTTAATATGACCGAAGAACCAATAGAAGCAGAAGTTGTGGAAGATGAAAATGAACCTGATCCATTTGAAGAAGAATGGGAACATGAAAACACTCCACAAACTAAAATAGAAGAAAACATAGAACGAGCCAATAGTATTCTTGACTTGGTTGAAGAAGAATTGCGTGGTGGAAACTTTTCAGCTCGTTTGGTAGAAGTAGCGGCGGGACTTATCAATGCAGTTACGGCGGCGGGCAAAGAACTAATAACTGACCGTAATTACAAATTGTATTTACAAACGAAGTACCGTATGGTAGAATTACAGAAAGAAAAATTGGAGTGGCAGAAATCTAAAAGTCTGACCGGCGGTAGAACAACAAATAATCTAATCGTTGCAAAGAGAGAAGATGTTTTGAAACTCCTTGAAAAAAAGAAGTGTGAAGAAAAAGAAACACCTTCAGGAACCGTTGTTGAATGTACCGATGAAGAATAAAAATGTTTACAACTTGTATGAACGATGTTATAATATAGAAAAAGTTGAGAGAAAGTCTCTTGATAAAAACGAAAGGAGTTAGTAAATGCCAACATTTTCTTTAATGGAAGATTTCAAACAGGCAATTATTGCACAGAAAAAAGCAAAAGCAATGCACGGATGGGAAGGGAATGCCCTCAATTATCTTGAGGAAATTCACAAAAATCCCGACATTGCAAGTTTTGCACCCGGCCGTATTTATAATATGATTATGAAACACGGCATCGAAGCTGTACCAAATGATGATAAGTTATCAGGATATGATGATCTTGTATCCTATAATTTCTTCAAAGATAAAATCTTCGGTCTTGAATCTAAGATGGCGATTCACGATACTATGAAGTTCCTGAGAGCGTCTGCTCGTAGAACTGAAACTGGAAAACGAATTCTTATTCTCGTTGGTCCAGTTGCTTCTGGTAAATCAACAATCGCATCTATTATCAAGAAAGGTCTTGAACGAGATGATACCCCTATGTTCGCAATCAAGGGTTGTCCTATTCACGAAGAACCACTCCATCTTATTCCCGAAGGTGACCGTCCTTTCTGGGAAGAAAAACTTGGAGTAAAGATTGAAGGAAATCTTTGTCCACATTGTCGCCAAAGATTCTCTGAAAAACCCTTCACAGATGATGAAGGTGTATTCAATTGGGAAGATGTTCCAGTTGAAGCGGTATATCCATCAGAGCAAGATCGTATTGCTATCGGAACTTTTCAACCTTCCGATCCAAAGAGTCAGGATATTACCGAACTTATCGGTCGAGTCAATATGGCAAAAATGACTCGTTACGGTGAGACAGACCCGCGTGCTTACCAGTTTGACGGTGAGTTGCAGGTAGCAAATCGGGGGTTGATTGAATACATTGAAATCTTGAAAGCGGATATCAAATTCCACTATGTCTTGATTTCAGCTGCTCAAGAACAGGTTATCAAAGCGCCTGGTTTTCCGCAGATGAATATTGATGCCCTCATTCTGTCTCATACCAACCAGACGGAATACGATTCATTCCGTTCGGATAAAAAGAATGAAGCACTCCACGACCGTATGTATAAGGTTATTGTTCCTTGGAACCTGTCGGTAAGTGAGGAAGTGAAAATCTATCAGAAGATGATTGCAGAATCAGACTTCCGTGATACTCACATCGCTCCCGGCACCTTGGAATTAGCCGCACAGTTCGCGGTCCTTACCAGATTGAAGAAAACCACAAAGGTTTCCAATTTGGTTCAAAAGATGAAACTCTACGATGGTAAAACATCCAACGACTTCAAGAAAGAAGAAGTGGATATCAAAAAGATTCGTGAGGAAGGTAGAGCAAACGGTGAAGGTATGGATCAAGGTATTTCTCCTCGATTCATCATCAACGCATTGAATGTTGCTCTTGCTTCCAAAGAAGACAAGAAATGCATCAATCCAATTGATGTAATTCGTTCCCTTCGTCAGAACTTTGACCATCAAACCGGTATCGAAGATCAAGATGTTGTTACATTCAAAAATCTTCTTACCGGTGAAAAGGACTCAATTGCCTCTGAGTTTGTAGAGTTCGCTAAGAAAGAAGTAAATATGGCATTCCTTTATGCCTACGAAGATCAAGCCACTGAGTTGTTCAATCGTTATATGATGAATGTCGGTGCCTACTGTCGTAAGGAAAAGGTAGAGGATTCCATCACAGGTGAATATTCTTCACCGGATGAGAAGTTGATGAGATCACTTGAGGAATTGATTGGAGTTCCCAATAATTCCAAAGACGAGTTCCGTAACGGTGTATTCGTACACAAATCGGGATGTCTTGAAAGAGGTCAAGAGTTCACTTATAATTCCTATGCCCCATTGAAGGAAGCGATTGAAAAGAAACTTATGTCCGACCTACGGAATGTGGTAAATCTTTCAATCGTGAATACAACCAGTACCAATCCAAAGAGACAGCGTGCTCGTGATCGAGCATTCCGAACCTTGATGGAAAAAGGCTGGTGTGAACATTGTGCCAATATGTTACTATCATTTGTTGGAGAAATTCTCCGTAAGGCATCATAAGAACGGTAGTATCTAACAGAGGGGCCGGAGTCCAAGAGGCTCTGGCCCTTTCTTTTTGGTTTACAAAGTAGATAAAATAGGGTATAATAGATATATCGAATGGGGGTTTATATTGATCAGAGTAACTGTCCAAATTGAAGATGATGAAGATGAATCCAGAGCTACGGTAATATCAGCATCATTTGATAATTTTCAAGAAATAATAGACACAGAATTCTTAGAGAAGGCAAGACCCTTCAATAATGAAGAAGAATGTGACGATAAGAAAAAGAAGAAAAAAACAATCGGTTTTTGTGGAAAGGAATAATAAATGAGCATTATACAACACGATGATTGGGATTTATCAGAAAAGGGTGTCAAAGATGCAGAGAGACATCGCAAAAAGATTGATAAAGCCATTCGTGAAAATGTGAAAAATGTTATTGGTGAAGAATCTATTATCACTGATAGGAAGGGTAAGAAAGTCCGTATTCCTGTGCGTGGTTTGAAAGATTATCGTTTCATCTATGGTGGAAACGATGAAGGTGGTGCAGGTGTTGGTCAAGGTGACGGTGAAGGTGGTGATGTAATCGGTCAAAAACCAAAGCAAGGTGGTAATGGTCAGCAGCCAGGTGGTAAAGAAGCCGGTGATCAGCCGGGTATTGATTACATTGAAACCGAAGTTGATATTGAGTATCTGATTCAAATTATGTTTGACGATCTTGGTCTTCCGTGGATTGAAGAAAAGAGAAAAGCTCAACACCTTGTTCCTAAAGGGTGGAAGTTTGATACCATTTCCAAGAAAGGTATTCAACCACGAATTCATAAGAAAAGAACTCTTATGGAAGCCGTTAAAAGAATGGTTTCATATGCAGCCGAGATTATGGAAGAATGTGGTTGTACTCAAGATGAAGCCAACTCCGCTTTGATTCAGGCAAGAGGTGACTTGATTGAAGCCATTGAAATAATGCAATCCGGTAAACTTGAAAAAGTTTACAAGGGTGAAGTATTTATTGAAGACGATGATCTTCGTTATAAACAAATTGATCAGGATGTAGAATATCAATCTAAGGCTGTTATCATTTGTATGATGGACACATCCGGTTCAATGACTATGGATAAAAAGTATCTTGCTCGTTCAATGCTGTTCTGGTTGGTTGAGTTTCTTCGTAAAGTTTATGATAATGTTGAAGTTGTATTCATTACACATACAACCGAAGCCAATGTTGTAGATGAAGACACCTTTTTCTATAAGGGTGAATCCGGTGGAACTCGTTGTGCCTCGGCTTTTGAACTTGCTAACTACAAGATTGAAACCGAATTTCCATTGGATGAATGGAATGTGTATTGTGTTTATCTATCAGATGGTGAAGACTTTGATACAGAAGAAACCATCAATGAAATTGATAAAATGTTGAAAAAGAAAGTTAATATGTTATCCTATGTTGAAATCACACCGGATTATGATGGTTTTGAATACGGTGGTGGTTGGAGAACATTATTGAAAGCAATTACAAAGAAGTGGAAATTTGAAAAGAAAAATGTAGAAGATACTGAAATGTATCGCAATGACGCATTGAAATTTCTTATCTCTATCATCAAAAAGAAAGAGCATATATTCCCAGCCCTCAAACATATGTTGTTTGAAAAAAGGAAATAGAAAGGATTATAAATGAATAAATCAGAACTAAAAAAACTTATCAAGGTAGAAGATAGACTGACTCAACTCGCAAAAGAGAAGTATGGTCTGGACTTCTGTGATATTGAATGGGATATCGTACCTGATGAGAAAATGCTTGAAATTATGGCATATCACATTCCAGGCAACATTTCCAACTGGAAGTATGGTCGTGATTATGAAAGACTTCGTACTATCAACGATCATGTCCATTCTGGTTTACCGTATGAAGTTGTTATCAACTCCGATCCTTCACGAGCGTATTTGATGAAATCAAATACATTCGGTGTTCAGTGTTTGGTAATGGCTCATGTTATCGGTCATGTTGCGTTCTTTACGATGAACAAATACTTTCAAGAGTCTCGTAGAGACATTATTCAGTTTATGCAAATGTCTTCTCAACGATTCAATGAGTATGAAAGAAAGTATGGTATTGATGATGTAGAGAAGATCGTTGATGCCGGTCACGCCATTATGTTTCATTCATCACCTTTTGATAATGATACGGAAGATGAAAAACGAGAACGCCTTTTCAAATATGAAAAGAAACGATTTCATAAAGTAGGAAAGGGTGAGTTCCGTGATCTCATTGATAGTGGTGAGGATATGGTTCAAAAGGACATTGAAAGATTCAATCAGCAACTATGGAGAAAGTTGATGGTGAAAACACCTGTTGAACCTACAGGTGATCTTTTAAGATATGTAATTGATAATTCACCTATTCTTGAACCGTGGGAACAGGATATTCTTGAAGTCATTCGTCAAGAGGGTAGATATTACTGGCCACAGATCAAGACCAAGTATATGAATGAAGGATTTGCCACTTACTGGCATGAAGTATTCTTTCAAGACTTGGTGAATGAGGGTATTCTCGGACATTCAGATCACGCTGAGTTCACATATGCAAACTCACTGGTGAAGGCAACACATCCTGCACAGATGAATCCTTATCTAATTGGTTCAAAAATGTGGGAAAATATTGTTGACCGTTGGGATAAAGGTCGTCACGGAACTGAATATGATAACCTTGATAACCGAGCTGAAAAAGAAGCTTGGGATACTGGTGATATGAAGGGTCGTGAAAAGATGTTTGAAGTATTGAAATCATATACCGATTGGTTCTTTGTTCAGGATTTCTTGACTCCCGAACTGGTAGATGATCTCAAACTATATATCTATGTTGTTCAAGAGACACCGAACACATATGACTATATAAGAACAAAACACGACGCAAGTGAAGTCGCAAAACTGATTATTGATTCATTTGCTCATTCACATATACCAAAGATTGAAATTGTAGATGGTAACTATCAAGATCAAAAGAAAATGATTTTGGTTCACGCACATAGTGGTGCTGATCTTAACATTGAATATGCAGCCAAAACTATGGAACATCTTCAATCAATTTGGGGTAGAGAAATTTCTCTACATACAATAATAGATGATAAAAAAGTAAAATTTACCATATCAAAAGATGGTAAGTTTCAACGACCAGAAATGAGTGAAAAGAATAAAGATGGTAGCGATGTATGGTCTGCATTTATGGTATCGTCACCATTTGAGAATCCAAATCCAGTGATAAAACTCGTCAAATAAAACATGATAGCCCTCCGTAAAGGAGAGATATAGAAATAGGGAAGGTGATTAGGGCCACTTTCCCTATTTCTTTGCAATTTTCCTACCTTTCAGTATAAATACTCTATAGATAAAATATATGGAGGATTATACACTTGCCAGTAAAATATGATGACCAATATGTAAAAAGACCACAAGAAGAATGGGAATATACACCAGAACAAATATCTGAATTATATGAATGTTCCCAAGATGTAAATTATTTCATCAAGTATGTAAAAATCGTAAACCCCGATCACGGTGAAATATTTTTTGATCCATACGATTACCAATTAGACTTATTGAGTAAGTTTCAAAAACATAGATTCAATGTTGCACTATGTTCACGACAGTCTGGAAAGACAACAATTGTTTCTACATACATCTTATGGTATGCTATGTTTCACGATAATAAGAACATAGGTATCGTATCAAATAAAGAATCATCAGCAAAAATGATTCTTCATCGTATTAAGAAAACATATGAACAACTCCCTCCTTGGTTGAAGCCAGGTGTAACAGAATACTCAAAGACATTTATATCTTTTGATAATGGAACTCGATTGGTTATTTCAGCTACTTCCGCTGATGCCTTCCGTGGTGAGACAATGAACCTACTGGTCTGTGACGAATTTGCATTCGTGCCTGGTTCACAGGCAGAAGACTTTTGGGCATCCAACTATCCTACCATTTCAGCATCAAAAGAAGCTAAAATTATTATTATTTCAACACCGAATGGTCTATTCAACATCTATCATAGAATATACTCAGAAGCAGAAATTGGTAAAAATACTTTTGTTTATACGAAGGTATCTTGGGAACGAGTGCCAGGTAGAGATGAGGAATGGGCAAAAGAACAGATTCAAAACCTTGGACAAAGAAAGTTCGACCAAGAATTTGCCGTAAAGTTTATTGGATCAACAAATACAGTTATTGAGCCTGATGTCTTAAAGGTGATTCTAAAGAATAGCAAAGAACCATCTGCTCGTGATCTCAATAATAGACTTGAAATTTTCAAACATCCAGAAGACGACTGTATATATGTGATGGGTTGTGATGTCGCAAAAGGAACAGGTGAACATTACTCAGTAGTTCAAATTTTCAAGATTGATAGCATCAAGCCTATCAAGATGACGCAAGTTGCAGTATTTCACGATAATATGACCGATATTTATGATTTTGCAGAAGTTATAAATCGACTTTCCAAATACTATAATAACGCACATATTATGGTAGAAAATAATGCTGAAGGTGCCGCTGTTGTTCGTAGACTATGGTGGGAACACGAAAATGAAAATCTTGTGAACTCCGGTTCAAAGGAAGCATCACTTGGTATTCGTGCAACAAGATCAACCAAACCAAAAGCCGTTCTACTTATGAAAAAGATTATTGAAGATGGTTGCATGAGAATCTATCATATGAAAACATTGAAAGAACTTGGTTCTTTCATTGAAGAAAATGGTAAGTTCTTTGGTAAAGATCAAAATGATGATCTTGTCTCCGGTATATACTGGGCTTGTTATCTTTTT